GGCTGTCGGCACCAGCAGGATCGCGGGCATGATGCCGATGGGCTTGCCGTCGGCGTCCACCTGGTCCATGAAGGCCTTCTCGGCCTTTGACAGGCCGTCGATGCCCAGGACGGTGTCGGTGCCGTGGAGGTAGTTGTGGTTCCCGGCGGCGAAGAACGTGGCATTGTTCAGGAACGTGCTCCAGAACACGTCGTTGATCTTCAGGCCGCTGCCGCGACCCAGCTTGCGGGGCACGGTCGTGATCGCGCCTAGGTCGTCGTTGATGATGTCGCGGCGGTCGATGGAGAGCATCAGGCCGTAGGTGTCGGCCTTGTTGGTGTAGGATTCCTCGCCCAGGGTGCCGTGCTTGAGTTCCCCGCCCGGGGCCACGATCTCGTACTGGTCCCGGCCGATCAGGCGATAGCTGGTCACCGTCTTGAAATCCTGCACGTTGCGAACCGCGCAGATGTTCCGCCAGACGCGCTCGACGCTGAAGAACCCCTCCAGCAGGAACTTGTTGGCGACGTTGGAAAGGATCCCGCCGATATCGATCGCCGACCAGCCAGCCTGGAGACTGTGCCCGAAGGCGAAACGCAGCACGGATCGGCTGTCGCGGAAGTTGCGGCCGTCGTAGCCGTTGGCCCAGGCCGCCTCCAGCAGCAGTTCCTGCAGGCCGATCCCGCCACGGAACCGCTGGTCAGCGGCCTCCACGGCCTTCTCACCGTAGGCGCTGGCGACAGCATCGCCCTTCACACCGCCGGTCAGCATGCACGCGGCCTCCAGTACGCTGCCGGTCATGGAGTTGTCGGGCACATGCGCCGCCGGGGCCTTGGGCCGGTCGGCCCGCAGGACCTCCAGCTCCGTGCGCGTCACGTCCCAGCCCTCGCTGATCGCCTTGGCGGCGATCTGGGCGTGCTGGTCGTCGCAGACCTTCCGCACGGCCTCGATCCGCTGCTGCTCAGCGGCGGCGCGGGTGCGCATGTCGGCGATGGGGTCGATGGTGATGCCGGCGTCCTGGGTGGCAGTGGCCTGAATCGCAGGCGAACCGGCGTCCGTGCCGGTGGTGGCCTGCGCCTGCACTGCATTGCCGTCCGTGGCGGTCTGCTCAACCTCCACGGCCTGGTTGGTGTCCTTGTTCTCATCCATGACAGAGTTCTCCTTGGCGGCCTGGTTGGCCGCGATGGTCGCGGAGGTGTTCCGATCCGCGCCGACGAATACGAAGCTGATCTCACCCAGTTCGGCCCTGCGGGCCACCAGAACCGGGCCGTTGAATGCACTGCCGTTGACGTTGACGCTGCGCCCCTCGGGCACGAACTCCCGGGCGAGCACCGCCGCCCCGATGGAGGCCTGCCAGCGGAAGCCCCGATCGTGGGCCTCCACCACGCGCTGCACGCGCGGCGAGGTGCCGATGACCTCTCCCGAGGCGATCAGGCTGCTGCCGACCACCTCCACACGGTCGGTCTGGCCCAGCAGGTCGTCGATGTCCTGGTTATGCCCCACGAAGATGGGCCAGGAGGCGCGCGAGAGGTCCAGGCCGGACAGGTCAACGACCACCGGGTACGAGAACCCGGCGATCCGCATCGCCCCGCCGGTGTACGCCAGCATGGTGAAACGGCGATTACGGGGCTGGCCCTCCTGGGCAGCAGCCTCGATGGTGAGCGTGCCGGTGAGCTGGAGCCTATCCGGTCTACTCGCCTGGACGCCTGCCTGCCGCTCACAGACCGCCAGGCGCTGGCTGGCATCTGAAAACTCCCGAACCATTGTGGCATCACCCATGCATCGCTGGATGAACTGCCGGCGGTCCTCGCCCTTGTGTCTCTCAGGCAGCGGCACGATCTTCCTCCTCTTCCCGGTCGGTCTCATCCTTCTCGGGCGCGGCCGGCGCCTGCGGGTCGGCCTGCGCGGCCGAGAGGCCGAGTTCCTTCATGAGCGAGACTTCCTTCGCCCGCTGGCGGAGCTCCGTCTCCCAGTCCTTGCCTTGGCGGGCAAACTCAGCCGCCAGTGTGGTGGTGCTGCTGGCCAGCCGCGTGGCCTGGGCGTTGGCCTCTTTGGCCGGGTCCACATGTTCGTGGCCGTCCCAGAACCACTGATGCGGAGCATCAGTGCCCTCCGTAGCCTTGGCGGAGGAGGGCCCAGACTGGCCGTGCAGGTCGATGCTGAACACCTTCACGGCCTCGGCCATCCAGGCCGACAGGACATGGTCCAGCACCACCGTCTCGCAGTGGGTCTGCTCGACGCGGATGCTCTTGAAGTACGTCTGATGGTCCAGCCGCCCTGAGGCATAGTTGTAGCCCGAGCTGTTGCAGGCGGCGATGTTGTAGGGCATGTTCAGGCAGCGGGCGATCTCGTTGAGGATCTCGCGCTTGAACTCCGCATAGCTTGTGGTAGGCTGTTGGGCCTCGATCTGCCCAAGCCGCCAACCGTCGGGCAGGACGGTGGCCATCCGCTTCTCCAGCTCGACGACGTCCATCGGCTCCAGCGCCTGCGCCTCCCCATTGGCCGGGGCGTCGGTAAACAGGACCGCCGCGAAGTCCGCCGCTGTCTCGGCCGCCGCAAGCACGGCGAGCGTGTACCGCCGCAGCTGGGCGAACAGGGGAAGGGCGGGGGTGATCTCCGGCACGCCGCGGCGCTGGCCCGGGCGGTCCGCGCGGAACCAGTGGATCATGCCGGCCGCGGGGACGGTGTCGTAGTCGAGGCTGCCCCCTGAGTTGCCACCGCCGCCGGGATGGGCCTTCAGGACGTGGTATTCCTTCGGGTTGCCGAAGGCGTCGAAGACGATGCCGTCCACGGCGTTGGCGCCAGGCGTGCCCGCCTTCGCCGAGGCCAAGGCGGGTGAAGCCACCTGCTCGGCCTCGATGAGTGTCAGGTCCAGCTTGATAGGGGAGTCGAGGCTGTCATTGCTGAACAGCACCGCGAAGGCCTCGCCGTCCTGCGCCCGCGCCTGCCGCATGGTCCGGAGCTTGCCGCTCAGGTCCACGGCCCTGGCCCAGGCGGCAAACTCCCTCTCAATGGTGTTATTGACCTCGGCGCTATCGGTGAGCATCTGCAGCCGAGGGCCCGTCCCGGTCACATCGTTGGCCAGCGTCAGCACGATGCCCCGGGCGTAGCTATTGTTGGCCACCTCGTAGCGGGCCCGGTTGCGGAGCGTTCGGCGGACAGCCGCATTCGCCGCCGCGTCGGCCGACAAGCCGTCCGCATTGGCCCAGTGCCGGGCGTTGTCCGGGGTCGTGGCGGCGGCGTCAAAGCGGGCCCGAAGTGACAACGAAACTTGCTTGATCTGCTGCGCCTTCGATTTGCTGAACGGCCACATGGTCAGGACACCCCCGGCGGCGAGAGTTTCACAAGCCGAATCCCAAGCCCCTTGCCGCGTGAGGCCTTCTTGCTCTGGAGATACCTGTCGGCCGCAATCTGGTCGGGCAGCTGGTGCTGCTCCACGTTGACGCCGTCCGCGCCGGCCTTGGCGGGGCCTTCGGCGTTCTGCCGGATCGAGTTGTCGAGGTCTTCGGCCATGGGCTCCCTTACCCATCTACATTTGCGGGAGGGGCGCGTTCTTTTCGCCCAAGGGGCGATTGGGCCGAAGATTGTTACAGATATGGAATTGGGGCCCCGATTTGCTCGCGAGTCAGCACCCGCCAACCGCAATAGCGGCATTCCTTGCGGCGGATGATCTGAGCCTTCTTGGGGCGGGTGTAGACCACGCGGAAGTGCCTGCACCCGCACTTGGGGCATTCCAGACCTAGGCGGCTTTTCTCATTGATCATGGTCATCTGCTCCGCTGAAGCTCCGACAGACGGAGCACCTTGCGAGGGTTCTCCCGCGCCTCCAGGCCGGCCAGGGCGGCCCCCTGGATGCTGGCGGCCACGGCGCAACCAACCAGGCAGTCCAACCAGTGGTTATCCGGGGCCGTCGCGCGGAGCTTCCATTCGTCCACCACCCGCCCACGGGCCTCCACTTTCACCGGGTACTCGGACACCAGGTGCTCGGCGAAGAGCCGGTGCTCCTCGCCCTTGTGCCCGAACAGCGACAGGCACCCCTGATCGCCCATCGTCACCGCAAGACGGGCCTGCACGAGGCTCTTCCAGTAGTTGGTGTCCATCAGGACGTAACGGACCTGCCTGCGCCCCTGGACGTTGGGGATGCGCCAGTGGTGGCCGATCCGGTCGCCGCGTTTCCGCTTGTACTCCGAGAACGGCGTGCTGGTCGCGCCGACGTACTTGCCGTGGCTGGGCAGCAGGATGCCGCTGTGGCTGCTCTGGCGGCAGAACTGGTAGACCACATCCGTGGATTGGCCCCAGTTGGCGTCGATCAGACAGCGGTCGACCTTCACCATCGCCCCGTCGTCCCGCCGCCACGGGCGGTTGAGGTAGTCGCCCGTCAGGGCCTCCAGGGCCGAGTAGATCGCCCCCTCGACGCCGGCCTTGGGAAACGCCCGCGGGATGGTCCTGCGGGCATCGCGCAGCGTGAAGAACGGCCGCTGCTGGTCGGGCCAGGCGCCATAGTCCAGGACGTAGCCGGTGAAGTCGTCCTCCCAGGCCGCCACGACGAAGAAGAGCAGCCGGGCCTGGACGTCAACGAACATGGTCAGGTGGCTCGCTCCCAGGGGCACTTCGCCGCGCCGATGGCCGTTGGTCTTGGCGGCGATCTCGTCGGCCGTCAGCACGCCGGCGGTTTCCTCCTCGACGAGGGGTTCATTCTGGTACTCCGCGAAGAACGCCGCCTCGTCGCGGAGCTTGAGATTCATGGCGTGCTGGATGGCCGATAGCTCGTCTTTGTTGTACCGCTGCGGCCAGGCGGCCACCGCCCCGGCGTCCATCGCCTCGCGGTTGGCGCGGTAGAACTCGGTGGCCTCTTGCCCGTCGCCGTCGTTCCGCAAGCTGTCGGCCCGCAGCTCCGCGTATCGCACCCAGAGCTTCTCGTTGCTTGGGAATGCGTAGACCAGCTTCGTCCGTTCGCCTTGCCATTCGGGATGCTTTTCCCGGTCGAGGATGTTGTCGGCCATGTCGCCGGGTCGGATCACCGTCGCGCACATCAGCCCGGCGATCTTCTTGCCGGGACCGGCCATGCCCAGGACGTCGCCGGCCAGGATGGCCTCCCGCCGCTGCGACTGCGACGGCGACCAGGCCGACTCGGTCGTCTGCGGGTCGTCCACCACGACCAGCTGCGGGCGCACGACCTGCCCGTCTGCTCGGGCATGGTTCTGACCGCGGATGTCGGAACCCTTCATGCCCGAGCAGGAGATCGCCACGCCGCCGGCGCGGCTGCCGGCGATGGTCGGAAGGGCGACCTTGTCCGCCGCCCATTCGATACGGGTCGGTTCGCCGTTGTAGCGCTGGCCCTTCTGGCGGTTGGTGATCCGCTCCAGACCGCGGATCGGATGGGTGACTTCCGGGAAGTCCTCGTGGAGCAGCGGGTTGGTCTCCAGCCACGTCTTGATGGTCTCCAGGAGCTGCTTGGCCCGGTCGGCGCTGGCGGCGATGAGGCACACGAAGGGCGTAGCGCCCATCAGCGCCGCCCAGACGCAGGCCGTCTGACAGAGGACCGTCTTGCCGCTGCCGCGGGGCATGGCCATGGCGAACAGGCCGCCGTTGAGCACCGCCCGCTCGATCTTCTGGATCACCCGATGGTGGTCCGGCGACCAGGGCAGGTAGAAGATCTCCGGGAAGTACGTCTCGCAGAAGAAGCGGAAGTTGCTCGATGCCTTGGCCCTCCGCTCCGCGTCAACGACGGCCGGCGGCTCCCCGATCTCCTGTCCGGCCCGCGCAAGTTCGGCGTTCCGCTCGGCCGCCCGGGCCTTCATGGCTTCGTAGGCGGCCTTGGGATCGCTCGCCTGGCGATCGCGCTGCTCCAGCTCATCCACCAGCCAAGCGGCGTAGCGCAGCAGGTCGATGTGCCGGCCGTCGCCGATGCGGTAGCCCGCCCGCATGCGGTGGCGGTAGAGCTGCCGCTCGCTGGTCACCTCGCCCAGCGGCGTAGAATTCAGCGCCCGCACCAGGTCGGCGGGCTTCAGTCGCCTTGGGTCATTCTTCGCCAACGGCATGGGTCGAAAACTCCCGGATCAGCCAGGCCATGCAGTGCACCAGGTTGATGCGGCCGTCCGCCGCCGTCGGCGCGCCGCGTTCGATGTGGCGGCGGATCGTCTCGGCTGTGGTCCACCGGCCGCCCACGGCGGTCAGGATGCGGGCGGCCTGCTCGACGCTCAGCGCCGCCGGGTTGACAGCCGCGGGGGCGCCGGGGGCGGACGGGCGTTCCGCCGGGGGCGGCGGAATCAGGCCGGAATCTCCGCTAACTGCCATAAGTGTTGGCCCCTGCGAAGCATGTGACACGAAAGAATCTGCCGAAATTCCAGGAATCAGGCTTAGCACCGGCGCGACCCCATGGCCTGATGTGCTCGTGAACATCGGGAAGGAGAACACGGTGAAGACGAGCACGCGAAGCACCACGGGACCGACGCGGAAGGCCGGCGGAAAGAAGTACCCGGACTACGGCAAGCAGGATCTCGCGGTCCTGGCCGACGCCCGGCGGTGGCTGAACAGCCACGGGCTGAAGCGGTTCGGCCTGGACGACGCCGAGCGGGCCCGCCGGGCGGATATCTACCGCAAGCAACTCGAGGAGACGGGGCGCATCGAGTACCTGCCGGCGGCACGCGAGCGGGAGCGGCGACGGCCGACGACGCGGTTCTCTTGCGGCGACGCCCTGGGGCGACACCTGGCGGCTAGCGCCGGCTAGCGGGGCGCGGCGGGCGCTACCCAGCACAAGGGGAAGAGCATGAACCGCAAGACCAGGAGACAGGACATGACACGCAAGAAGCCCAAGACGTACGAGGCGGAGTTCCGCGGGAAGAAGGTCCGCGTGACGGTGCCACAGCGCCACCAGACAGTGGCCTACTCCGGCGAGGCGGTGGAAGTCCTGCGGGACGTCCTGCGGGACAACCTTTCGCCCCAGGCCGTCGCCGCCATCGCGGCGCACCTCCACGGCATCGTCAAGACCACCGACGACAAGGCCAACGGCGAGGTCGTGTGGTTCACCCAGCAGCTCCTGGAGATGCTCGGCGACCAGTACAACGCCCTCTGCGAAGAGCTCGGACTCTAGGAGGCGGCCATGAAGAAACGCCCAACTGACTGTGGCAGACCGCACCCGCAGGCGTACTGCGTGTGCAGCGAATGTGAGATCGCCCGGCGTAGGGCCGGGCCCAACACAAGGAGCACGAAGATGGACAAGAAGCGGAAGATCGAGATTGGGAAGGTTTACAGCGCCAAGGTCGGCGGCTCGTGGCTGCCGATGCGGATTGACAAGTCGCTGGGGCACGGGCGCTACGAGGGCATGGACATGCACAGCTGCAAGAAGCTTAAGGTCGCCTCCGACGCGATCCGCGGCGACGGCCAGACGGCCAAGCAGTGGCATCTCCAGCAAACCGCCCAGGAGCATGGCGCAGCGCCCTCGCAGGCCTCCGAGCCCGCGACGAGGAAAGGCGCCGCTGACGCCGCCACAGCCGCACCCGGCGGCGCAGGGGCGAAGACCGCCGAGCGGCCGGCCCAGGAAGCAAAGCCCGCCCGCAAACGCGCCACGGGCGAACCTGGCGCCACCTCGCGCGGCCCCAGCGGCCTGGACGCCGCCGCCACGGTCCTGGCCGAGGCCGGCGAGCCGCTCAACACCAAGACGATGGTCGAGCGGATGCTGGCGAAGGGCCTGTGGAAGACCGCCGGTCGGACGCCTTCCAGCACAATTTACGCCGCGATCATCCGCGAAATAGCCGTCAAGGGCGCCCAGGCCCGGTTCCGCAAGGTCGAGCGGGGCAAGTTCGAGCTGGCCAAGTAGATCACCCACTACGTTCACGCCTCCTCCACCCCGGCTCCAGCAGGAGTCGGGGTGCTCTTGGCCTCGATCCTCTCGGCCTTCCTGCCGGCGAAGCGCTCCCAGCGCTGCACGATCACGTCGCAGTACAGCGGGTCGATCTCCATCAGGAAGGTGTGCCGGCCCGTCTGCTCGGCCGCGATCAGCGTGCTGCCCGAACCGCCGAAGAGGTCCAGGACGTTCTCGCCGACCAGCGATGAGTACTGCATGGCCCGCACCGCCAGCCCGACGGGCTTCTGGGTTAAATGCAGGTAGTCCTGAGGGTTGTCCTTCTTAATGTGCCACAGATCCGGGACGTTCGGAGGGCCGTAGAAGACATGAGCAGCCCCCTCCTTCCAGCCATAGAACGCCCACTCATGGGCCCCCATGAAATCCTTCCTTGTCAGCACCGGGTGGAGCTTGTCCCAGATGATCATCTGGCTGAAGTACAGTTCGCTTTCCTTCAGCGCGTTGGGATAGTTCCAGATGTTGCTGTACCCGCCCCAGATGTAGAAGCCGCGCCCTGGCTCCAGCACGCGCGTGATGTTGCCGAACCACGCCCGAAGCAGTCGAGCGAACTCCTCGTCGGAGACGAAGTCGTTGACCAGCGGCCGGTCCTTGGCCCGCAGCTTCTTGTCCGTCGCGTGGGTCTTGCCCCGGATGGCCCTGTCCATGCCCTGCTGGCCGATGGGCCGGTCGCCGGTAGCGGCGATAGCATTGTTGCTTCGGGAGGCCACGCCGACGTTGTACGGCGGATCGGTGTTGACCAACTGGACGCGGGCGCCGTCCAGGAGGCGGTCCACATCCTCGGGCTTGCCGCTGTCGCCACAGAGCAGGCGGTGGTTGCCCAGGATCCACAGGTCGCCCGGCTTGGTAACGGCTTCATCCGGCGGGGCGGGTACGTCGTCGGGGTCCGTCAGGCCCTGCGTGCCGTCGGGATCGAGAATCTTGGCCAGTTCGTCGGCGTCGAATCCCAGCAGGTCGAGGTTGTAGTCGGCCGCCTGGAGGTCCTTCAGTTCGATGGGCAGCAAGTCCATGTCCCATTCGGCCAGTTCCGCCGTCTTGTTGTCGGCGATGCGATAGGCCTTCACCTGCTCGGGCGAGAGGTCCTGGGCGACGTGGACCGGCACCTTGGCCAGGCCCAGCTTCCTGGCCGCCTTCCAGCGGGTGTGCCCGCAGATGATCACGCCATCGACATCCACGACGATGGGCTGGCGGAAGCCAAACTCGCGCAGGGACGCCGCCACGGCGTCGACGGCGTCGTCGTTGACGCGGGGGTTCTTGTCGTAAGGCCGGATCGAGTCAATGTCCCGAAGTTCAACCTGCATGGTGCACCTCCGTGTGCTGGGTTTGGGAAAACCGGACAGCGCAAAGCAACTCTGTCTAACACCGCGACCGTTTCCGCCGCGGTCACCGCGCCTGCGGCCAGGAAGGAACCGGGCCTTGGCTGGGACTTCGCCCAGCCAAGGTGGTCGCTGCGCGACAGATGAATGAGTATCCTGCTCGGCTGGAATAGCAGGCACGTCGTTATCCATCCGGGACAGGAGAACACAGCGTGATCGGCGACGACGCTTTCACTCGGTACTATGCCCCTCTGCTTGACGACATGTACGACGTGGTGGACCGCATCGCCCTCAATGCCCGATACAATTTCGCGTGCAGCCCCGGCGGATTTCGGGAATGGTGGTTCGACCGTTACGGGACATTCGACAATCTCAACGACACGTTCCTGATGCGACAGGCGGGCCGATTCTCCCGACGCGCTCGCGGCTGGGCCAGGAAGCACAACGTCCCATTCGTTGAATGCGAGGCTGGCACTCGCAAGGACCGGCTCATCAAGGACTACCTCCCTTCCGATCCGAACTTCACGGGCGTGTTTGCCATCTTGACGTCCCGCAGACCGTCGCCTGTATGGCAAGTATTGCGATGTGAGAATAGTCCGGGCAGCTTCCATCTTCAGCGCAGAGACCCCATGCCGTGGGTCAAGCACTACCACTTCCACATCATGGACAGGACCTGGGGACACGTGATCGTCGCGATGAGCGGCCATCCGCCGTTTCAAGCGTTGGTCATCCTCAACGGGCACGAATACACGGCATGCCAAGCCCGGCGCAAACACATCCAGTTCGAGAAGGAGGGCAATTGCTTCACGTCGATGTCCGACTCTCGCGGATTTGCCGAGGTTGCAGAATCCTTGCGGCGGCCGGCCGCTGTAGGGCAACTGAAGCAGATATGCGACCGTTGGACGCATTGGTGCGCCAGCTTCGGCGTCTCGTTCGCGGAACAAAAACGCACCCGGTTCCGCTACGAGTATTCCGTCTTCGAGGTGGAGTACAGCCGCAACCTGCTGTTCCATTGCGGGCGGTACATGGAGCGCGTGTTCGATGGAGTGATCGACCGGACTCGCGCCACGATGGACGTCAAACGGGTGATGAAGATATTCGGCTGGTACGTCCGACCGTTCAAACACACCTACAACTTCAACCGCGAGCAGGTTGTGCTCGAGAGACCTACGTATGACCTGACGGTGTTCAAGCTGCACTTCCGTGGCTTGACCCTGAAGATGTATACCAAAGGCGAGCGCGTCCTGCGGGCGGAGGCGATGGTCGAGCGGATCGACCGGCTGGAATGCGGCCGGTCGGTGGACAACTTCCTGGCCATGATCAAGGTACTGTCCGAACTGCTGGAGACCTTCCTCAATCACCTCCAGTGCATCGACATGCCGTGGGTCGCAGAAGACCAACTGGACACGTTGGCCCAGCCGGGCCAGGTCGGTCAGACCCGCACCGCCGGGCTGGACATCGACAAGCCCAGGATACGCGCTGCCATTCATGGGGTGCTGGCCTTGTCCCTCAAGCCCGGGGGATTCACCGCCGCCGAACATGCCGCCAAGATCAATGAACTGACGGGCGGTGAATTGCATTACACGACCAGGCAGTCGGCGTATGACCTCAAGAAGGTTCGCGGCAAGGGACTCCTGCTCAAGGCGCACCCTAATGCCAGGCGATACCAGGCTGAACCCGATGCACTGCGAACGATGAGCGGCCTGATCGTCCTGCGCCAGAAGGTCATCGAACCGCTGCTCAAGTACCTCGGCCGGGCCAAGAGCGGCAACGTCCCGCGAGAGACGGCGAAGCTCGATCAGTATTTTCGGGACATGCAGCATGTGATGGTCAAGGTCTTCCAAGAGCTTCACCTCATCGGCGAGCACTCGCTGAACAAGGTGCTGGCTGTCGGCTGGACATCGCGTCGCCAGCGGCGTGCATAGCGACAAAATGTTGTCGATACGGGGCGCGGAAGGGTTCCGTGAAACGAGGGAAGATGGGCAAGGTGCGCGTCCACGTTCGCGCCGGGTGTCTGGCCGTATCCTTGCTCGACCACGCAAGAGATCGCCCAACCTGCGCCAACGTGGCGCGACCTGCGCCGCGCCTTGGACGGGCACGTTTCACCTTTCACCCTTTCACCCCTCGTGCGCGTGCGCGGACGTGTCGCGCGGGCATGCGGGTGAAACGTGGGAAAGGAGATATAGAAGAGAGAGACGTTGTTGTTTTTACTATACATTCGCGCTGTCCCACGTTTCACCCCATGCCGGTGAAACCAGGGTGAACTTTGACCGTCCAGAGACCCGAAAACGCGCGACCGCGCCCACGATTCACCCCAGGTTTCACCCACGTTTCACCCCCTGCGCCAGGCGGTATTCGACCTTCGCCGATCCGGCCCGTGGCGTCGTGATAGACTCGATGTCACCGCGCTGGATGAGCGTGGTGGTCAGCTCCTGGAACCTGCGGCAATCCATCTTCATCCGCTTGAGCAGCGTGCTGTGGGCCAGCGTGCAGTTGGGGCTGGCGCGGAGCTTGCGGATGACCTTCAGGCACTCGGCGTCGAACTCGCCCTCGGCGACGTGCTGGCTGGCCATGAAGAGCATGCGGCGCGTCTGGTGCTGGACGAACGCGGACGCCCAGGCGACGGCTTCACGATCAACTGTCGGGTTCTGATGGTCCTGGCTGACGGCGTGTATGAGCGCCAGCTTGCGAACGTTCTCGCTGACGCGGCCCCAGACGGTCGTGCCGACTTCGTCCTTGACGGCCTCGGCCTTGTCGTACTCGACCTCGGCGGCGCGTCTGGTCTCGATCAGCAATGCCTTGGCGTCATCGGTCTGCGGGACGATGGCCGGGATGGGATGGATGTTCAGCAAGTTGCCCTTGCGCTCGCCGGGCTGGTAATCCGCCCACCAGCGGGCAGTCTCGACCAGGCGGGACGGCAGGTCGCGGATGGACGGTTCCTGCCCGTCCCCGCGTGCCCCGGCCTCCAGGACGATCATGCGGGCGAAAAAGCCGTTGGAGAGCATGCGGGACGAGAGCGCCTGGTAATAGTGCGTCGGCACGGCCGTGCCGAAGATGGTCAGGCTGGGCTGGTCGATCGCGCCGGGGTTCTGGTCGCCTGCCTTGCGCCGCATGGGATAGACCGACGCGCTGCTGGTGTACATCGTCAGCAGCGTGCCCATGAGATTCTCCTGACGGCCGTCCTTGCTCTTGCTGATCGACTGGAGCATGGTGTCGATCTCGTCGGTCTGAAAGAGCATCGCGGGCTGGAGGAACAAGGCGTCCTGGATGCCTTCCCCGCTGGCGAACTTGTCGCCGACGCAGTGGCCCAGGCCAACCTCGTACAGCAATCGTGTGTTAATCCTCCTGGGCCAGTCCTTGCCGGCCGACGAGAACGCCAGGCCCAGCAGATACAGGTTCGTGCGGTTGTCCCCGCCATCCCGCACCTTCCGCCCGGCCAGGAATGACTGCATGGCCAGCGCGCCGCAGAAGGCCATGATCGGATTTGGGTACGGGGCGGTCTCCATGCAGAAGTCCATCAGTTTGCCGACGAAGCCCGGCACGCGCAGGAGTTCCGGTGGGATCGGGCCGGAGTCCTCGACGATGGGTTGCGGTGGTTCGCTATCCGGCACGATGCCGGCCATGATGCCCGACAGGTCGACCACGGGATCGGGCGAATCCTGTCCATATCCCTGTGTCCGAAGGGTGCTGGCGGCGGCCGAATAGTCGCCGTTGTGCTCCAGCAGCGCGTACACGCCGAATGGGCCGTATGCCTTGCCCGGCTCGAAGGGCGCGGCGTTGGACGAGAAGACGTACAGCACGCCGTCTTTCAGCGTGGCCGACCAGCCGGAAGACTTGCCCGGCCTGCGCCAGTACTCATTCTCACCGCCCTTGGCCAGTGTCCAGCCGTGCTTGACCAGGACGGCCCGCACGTCGCCATGCGCCGCAAAGTCGTCGCCGGGTCGGCCCACGTTCGGTGCCCCGACCGGGGTCGGCTCGGGGGCCGGGACGTGCTCGTTCAGTGCCCAGGCGACCGACAGGAGGATGTCACGCTCCTCGGCTGTCAAAGTGGGTAGGTTGGCGAACCCGCCCCGCACCAGCGTGTAACCCGGCGACGGGGCGCAGAGGAACAGACCGCCCTCGCCGCGGGTCTCGATCAGCGTCTGGAGCTTGCCGTCCGTGCCCCTGCGCTGGGCGAGTTTCAGGTTGCCGCAAACGGGCGCGGCGCAGCGATAGACGGCGTGTAGACCGCCGCGCTGGCTGTGCTCCATGACCAGGCGGGCCAACAGGCCGGGGGCCTGTTCCTCCACGAGCTGCGCCCAGCGGTCGAACAGCGCGCCGCCGGCGTCGAAGTCGATCATCTCCAGGTTGCCGGAGATGGCCCCGGTGAGGATGCACAGCGCGTGGCCGTTGCTGAACCACGCCCGGACCTCCACATCGGTGGGCAAACGCCGCTGGTACTGCTTCCACGACGCCACGACGGGGCGCTTCTGGTCCAGCCGGGCGGGCAGGACGCACAGGCGGGCCTCGCGGTAGGCCAACGCGGCATTCAGCATGTCGGGGGAATCGGCCACTCAATCGCCTCAGAACGGGATGTCGTCATCGGGCGCGACCGGCGCGCAATCCGGCTCCGGCGACGCGCGGTCCAACTCGCCGTCGCTCTCGGCCGGCGCAGGCATGCCGTCTTCACCCAGCGGGCCGTTGGGCACGAACGGCGGGTAATCGTCCGCGCCCTCGCCGGCGAGCCGGTCGCGGTCCATGAGCGGCGGCTTGGGCCCAAGCTTGTGCGCGATGATCCGGTCGTACTTCTCGCCGCTGACGTGGCGAACCGTGATGGCCTGGGTCTGGCAGATGCCCCCGGCCCGGCAGACTGCAACCGCTTCATCGACGTCGGCCGGGACCGGCTCGTCAGACCGCTGCCGCCACCAGGCCTCGGCCTTGGCGCGGGCGTAGCCGGCGTGCTCGAAGCAGACCCACTCGGAGATGTACCGCTGCCAGCCGATGCGATATTCCACGCGCATCGTGCGTGGGGCATCCTCTGAGGCGTCCCGCTTGACGTGGACGCCGTAGGACACTTCCTGGACCGGATGCTCGGTGTCCTCCACCTGGCCCGACAGCACGCCCGCCGTGGAGGCGGTCGTGTCATGCCTGTTGCGCTGCGGCGGCGGGAACTGATATCCGCACTCCGGGCAACAGGCATAGGCAGCGTGAATCACCGCCTGGCATTGGGGACATTCCTTCGCCGGGGCCTGGCCGTTGCCGCCGGCGCGGTCCTTGATCTGAAGGGCATCGACAGGACCGTGGCGCAGGACGTTCCCGCCGAAGTCCAGGACCAGACAATCGGCCTTGGACGGATGCAGCCGGAACCCGCGGCCGACCATCTGGTAATAGAGGCCCGGCGAGAGCGTCGGGCGCAGCATGGCCACGCAGTCGATGTTCGGCGCATCGAATCCCATCGTCAGGACGTTGACGTTGACCAGGTACTTCAGGTCGCCCTCGCGGAACTGTTCCAGCAGCGCCGCCCGCTCGGCGGAAGGCGTCTCGCCGCAGACGAAGCCGCATTCCTGGCCATGCCCCAACGTCAGCGCCGTCTGGATATGCCTGCCGTGGCCGACGCCGCTGGCGAAGACCAGGACGCTGTGCCTGTCGGCCGTCAGTTCGACCAGCTCCGCGCAGGCCGCGTTGACCAGGTCGTCGCCGTCCATCAGGTCCTCGACCTCGGCGGCCACGAACTCGCCGCCCCGCACGTGCAGGCCCGACGTGTCAACCTTCGCCTTGCCGGCCTTAGTCTTCAGGCCGCAGAGGTATCCCTGGACTATCAGTTCACGGACGCCGACCTCGTAGCAGACATGGTTCAGCAGGTTGTCCGGGCCGCAGATCATGCCCGTTGTCATCCGAAACGGCGTCGCGGTCAGGCCGATCAGGCGGACGTTGGGGTTGACGACCCTGGCCTCGGCCAGGAACGTGCGATACATGCCCTCGCCCTCCGGCGGCAGCATGTGACATTCGTCCAAAAGGATCAGATCAAACCTGTCGAGTTCCGCCGCGCGGCGGTAGACGCTCTGGATGCCGGCGACGATGATGGGCTTGTTGGTGTCCCGGCTGCGAAGGCCGGCGGAATACACGCCGATGTGCATCCACAGGTCCGGGGCCATGACGTGGAGCTTCTCCACCGACTGTTCGAGCAGCTCCTTCACGTGGGCCATGACCAGCACCCGGCCGCCCCACAGGCCCACCACGTCGCGGCAGATGGCGGCCAGGAGCGGCGTCTTGCCGCTGTTGTGGTGGACCATGAAGTGCCCGTCCACGTACAGGTGATCGCCATCGAGCAAGAAACCGAAATACAGGCCCCGCCCGGCGGGCTCGACCGTGAACCCGGTTCGCAGCACCGATTTCTTCTGCTTCCGTGCCGTTGGCTTGCGCCGAACCAGTCGGCACGGCACCTGTGTGAAATCGCCCCAGATGGACAAGCGATAGAACCATCCGCCCGCCCCCGTCTGGCACTCAGAGTACTTCCGCGTGCAATGGACGGCGAATCCCAGGCTGCGAGCCAAGAAGGCGATGTCGGCCGCCAGCTCGCGCGACTTGGTCGTATAGTCGGCACCGCTGCTGGTCGCGGCACCGTCACTATCCATCAACCCCGCCAGAAGACAGAGGCGATCATGCCCGCTTGCGGTAAGGTATGCTTGCGGAATGAACTTTCTGCCGGAGTCCAAGCCCGATAGGCCCAGCGCGCCCAAGGCTTCAGTAGCCACGTTGAATCTGCCGCGGGATCGGACCAGCGTGTAGGTGGGGCAGCGCCCGCCGCTGGCGTTCACGGATGTCTCGCAGCCGAGAAGACGAGCGTATTCCTCCCAAGCATCCGCGATCTCATCATCGGCCGTCGTCAGGTCGGCCACGCCCTCGGTCAACCCGCCGTCTCCCAAGAGAAGGCCAAGAATGTACGGGGGCACGGGCAAGCTGGCCGGGTCTGTGAAGTCGACCGCAACGCTGTAGAGCTTGCGGAGATGTCTCCATGATCGCGGCTTGGCCAGGTACTGGCGGACCGAGACGTTGTCGATTTCCCCTCCCTGCCGGTAGCAACTGAACTGGGGCTTGCCTGCATTCGTGCATACCAGCGAGAGGACATGATCGGCATTGACCACGAACGGGTTGCCGCGATGCGGGATGATGCGATAGAGGTCATCTTCGCCCCGGCAGAGGGCCTGAACGCGGCGGGGTTGACTGTCCGGTCCCATCAGCAGGTCGCCGACAGCGACGTCTTCCACCGGCTTGAGCGTCCCGTCAAACATCAAGATCGGGTGTCCTGCGGCATGACACCCCGTGGGCATGACGACGACCGGATTGTCGTCGCGCCGGCGCAGGTGGCCGTACACGGCGTCCAGCGCCTCGGCCTGATATGGTCGGAGCACGATCATTGGCGGCCGGGCGGCCGGGATGTATAATGCGCCCGCTGTCATGGATTGACCGGGAGACGCGACATGAGCTTCGAAAAGGAAGTCGAGCGAAACCTACTCAAGATGCCAATCGAGCTTCCCTGCCCGCAATGCGGCAAGAAACTCCGCAAATCGCTCCGTGAATTCCAGCGCGGCGTGAAGTGCCCCGGTTGCGGGATCACGGTCCAGACGACGGGCAAGTAGGACGGGGCCGTAATCGCCATCCAGCCACAGCCTGAAATGGCCCTTCGCCGATCCGTCCCTTCGCACCAGCGCGTGAGCATCCAGCAGCGCCTTGCGAACGGAAGCGGGGACGCGAAGCCTGACGCGGACGATGCTCCTGACGTTGTTCGTCGCGGCTCTTGGTGCTCGGTTCACGCCTCGTCCTTCTCAAGATCGTCGTCTGACAGATGCAGCCCTTCCCGGCGGATGAAGAAACACTCTCCGCAGAGCCAGACCCATTCGATTTCATCGAAGTTGTGGAAGAGGAACGGGGCCGGGCCGTGCCGGCAGTCCCGCCGGCGCTTGCAGAACTGGCACTTCCGTCGCCTCGGCCGCTGTCTTTCCCAAGTCTCCATCATGCGGTCACCTCCGCGCCGTCAGGCAGGATGCAGCGGTCTTCCATGATCGGGATCGTGTAGAGCGTGTCGCTCCGCCGGCCGAGGTAGCCCAAGATGAAGGCGTTGACCCACTCCACCGGCCTTCCCGCGCCGTACAGGGGCACGGGCTTGCATAGGCAGCCACAGGAGCGGGCCTGGATGACAGCGCCCGGCGACCAGATGTTCTGGATGATGCAGGCGTCGGCGCGATGAGTATGCCCGTGGATGACGCTCTTGCCCTGGCTGATCTGGAGATGGTTCTTGGTGGCGTGGCGGGCATACGACCAGCCGTGGACGGCGATGATCCGGGAGTTGACGCGGTGGTGCGGATACCGACCGTCGGCCGAACCGTAACGCACGTAATCGCACGCGGCTCGGCCCTTCGCCAGACGGACGCGGGGGGCGAGCATGGAGTATGCCCCGCGCCCCTCGGCCGTGGCCGCCGCCCAGCGGTCCAGCCGATACTCGTGATTGCCCTCCACGATCACCAAGCGCGACGAGACCTTCTGGAGGCGGTCCAGCAGCCTGTTGGCCTGGCGCAGATCATCTTCATAGTCGGTCTCAGGGACGCCATGGGTCAGCGGGTGGATGGAGAATTGCCCGCAGTCCAGCAGGTCGCCCAGGCAAATGATCATGTCGGGGCGGATGCGCTCGGCGGCGCGGCAGAAGACCTCCACGGCCCGGCCGTTCTGGTACGGGATATGGACGTCGCCGAAGGCCAGCACCGTCTTGCTGCCGACCTTGGCCATCATTCCTCCCCCGCGACCAGCGCCGCCGTGCGGGCGTAACCGGCAATGTCCACCAGGTTGTCGCGCTTGTGCCGATGGGCCTGGCGGGCCATTTTCACGGCGATCATGCACAGCGGTACGTCCATCGCCGTGATCTCGGTGCCCTCGCGGAGCTTGCCGCCCAGGATGCCCGTCCACATCCGCGCCGTCCTGGCAAAGTCGTCATCCGGGCGGCCGTAGTCGTCGCGCCTGTCGCCGCCCGTGATCCGGCGGGCCTCGTCCAGGATGGATTCCGCCGGCGTCTCCTCCACCAGCTTCAGGATGGTCAGGCCGAACGTCGGCGCGGGGGGATTGTGGATTGGCTGGCCGGTGGCGGCGTCAAAGACCTCGAGTCCCATTTCGTGGGCCAGCAGGTACTCGAACTTCGCGCCGCGCGACTTTTCCCAGCCGGGCAACAGCGCAATGGAATCGCACTGCGCCAGCAGCAGCACGTCGGCCCGCAGGTAGCTCTCACGCGGCAGGTCGGTCCGACCGCCGAAGTTGTCGGCCGGGTTGGCGACGACCCACCCGGCCGCCCGAAGCCTCGTCGCGGCCTCGTGAAAGGCGGGGAAGTTGTGGTCCCGGTAGCCGGTCATCGGGCCGGCGATGTAGATTCGTCGCTGGTTCATGGCTGTTCGGCCTTTCCGGTCAGCACGTGACCGTCTTGATGGTTGGGAAGATTCGGGCACGTCAGTTCATCTCCGCGCCGCACAGCGGGCAGCGCGCCAGGGGCATGTCAGCGATCTGAACCTCCAGACGCCCGGAGGGCATGACCTGCCGCCGTCGCGTCAGGAGCAAGTCGATCTGGCTGTCGTCCACGTAGACTCCCGCGTGCTGGAGGGCGTCGAGAACGGGCTTTTGAATGTTGTCCAGGTCGCGCCGCCGGTTGTCGGGCGGGAAGGCGTCCATGCACAGTGCGATCCGTCCACCCGCCGGTGGCTTGCGCGGCCCGCCGCCGCCAAGGAGGGCGCAGACGTTCCCGCGGAACGCCCGGCCCTCCCGGCTGATCAGCGTGCGGTAGCCCACGTGGCGGTAGTACGTGTTCAGCGTGGGCGGATATGGGAGTGTGAGGATCATGCCGCCTTGCGCTCCGAGGGGATGGCCGCGACGGGGGCCTCGTCCTTCCGCTCCCGCGCCCTGCGCCACTCAAGGAACCGCGCGAGTTCCGCCTTCGCCTCAGTGCGGCTGGCGAACTCCCGACGGTAACTGGGGTCCTTCGTCCAGATGAGCCCCTCGAACGGCTCAGTGCTCATCCAGTGGAGGAAGTCCGGGTCGTGGATGCACCAGAAGGTGCGGACCACCTTGCCGCGGCGCACTTCCCGCTCCTTGACGACGCGCTCCCGGAACTCCGACTTGGTCGTCTTCATGGCTGCCTCCTCCAGGGCGGGGTGGTGCTCGTGGCCGGGGCCTGCTGGGGCACGCCGGCGGCGGACTTCGGCTCAAAGCCCTTGACCTCGTTGGTCAGTTCGCCAGTGTCGTCGCGCTTCTTGACCTTCACCGAGATCAGAAGCGGGATGTTGTAGAGCTCCACGCTGTCGCGCGGCGTCATCACGCCCACGGCCCGGCAGACGGCCGACAGCTCCGACTGGGCGATCTTCACCGCCGTCTGGTTGGGGTTGGCCAGGTTCAGCCGTGCCCACAGCACGCGGCCCTTGTGCTGGCCTTCCAGAATGGTGAAGGTCAACTGGAGGTAGCTGCCCTGGCCGTTCTTGGTGGGCTTCATCTCGCTGTCGGTGATGGCCGCCAGGTACTTGCCGGCGGGGATCGCCTCGAATGAGGCGGTCGGTTCGACCTCGTTCGCGTTGAATCCGTTTAGGTTCGCCATGTCAGTCGGCTCCTTTCGCTCAGTTGCACAGTTCTTCCATGTCCATCCACCATTCCGGGTTGTTCAGCAGGGCCCGGAGGGTCCGGGCTTCCTTCTCCGTGATGGACACGATCGTCTGTTCCGTGGGGCTCTCGGCCGCGGCCAGCCTCAGGTACGTGCAGTGGCCGATCCGTTCCCACCAGCACTCGGCCGCCGGCGAGAGCGTCGCCGGGTCGCTGCGAGGATTGGGCTTGGCGGCAGTCATGACGCCCCTCCCATCGCCTTCATCAGGGCCGGCCAGGACAGCTCCAGCGGCCCGGCGATCCCGTAGCGGTTCTTGGCCAGGAGTTGGTTGGTCTCGCACAGGATGAGTTCACGGCCGGAGGCGGCAACGTGTGCGGTGCCCACGAAGTCGGACCACTCGATCATCGTGTTGGCCAGGTCGGAGTGGATTTCGGGGGAGGATTTCTCGATGGTCAGCCCGTCGATGGTGGTGATCTCGCGCCGCGTGGCGTGGGCCAGCAGCACCACGGCGATTCCGGCGTTGACGATCCTGTCCAACGTCGGCAGCAGGTACTGGTAGACGTAGTTCTTCAGCACCTGCCGGCCGTTGCCGTACCCGCCGTGGGAACGATTGAGGGTCTGCTTCATCCCCGCTGCCGTCCCGTCCACGCCGGAGACGTGCTCCTCGATGCGCCGAAGCAGCCAATCGATGGAGTCGATGACGACGGTGCCGTACTCGTGGCCGCCGGCCGCCAGGGCGTCCAACCACGCCTGGATCGAGGGCCAGTCGCACAGGTACGGCGTGCGGTCGCACTTGACGTGCGCGGCCCCGTTCTCGCAGTCCACGATGATCGGCTTGCTGGCGTTGGCCCCGAAGGTCGTCTTGCCGGCCCCCGGCGGGCCGTAGACGATGCCCTTGGGGGCCCGCATGTGCGTCTGGTTCAGAACGGTCGATGGCAATGGCATATCTCTTGCCCTTTCTGTTTGGGTTTCCGAAGGTGCATCACTCACGTTTGGCCGGCCGGCCATTTCGGGCGGCGGGAGTCGAACCCGCCCGGCGGGACCGTCATTTCCGTTGACCTGTCGCGCCGCCGCCTCCGGGGCCCGGATGTTTCAGATCGCGTCGAAGACGCGGACCTCCTCATAGCCGGTGGGCCAGACGCCCAGCCGCCGGCACTCCTTCAGCCGCTCGATGGCTGCGGCGTTCTCGCGGGCGCAGCCGTCCAGCAACTCCGTCAGCACCGGGAAGACGCCCGCCCGATACGGCTCCTTCTTCTCCACCGCGATGAAATGCACTGGAACAACCACCCCGGTCGCCGCCGCCAGCACCGACCGATAGAACGCCATCTGGTAGGCGTAGCCATAGCGCCGGCCGTCGGCTAGGAAGTAGTCGATGTCGTCGCAGGTCTTGAGGTCCACGATGCCGCGGCCGGGATTGAGCCAGTCGATGCGAATCTGGCAGGGCATGCCGCAGTAATCGGTCCGCACAACGCCCTCGGCGATGCCGTCGACGATCAGGTCTACGGCCCGCTCGTTCATGGCCACCCCGACGGCCATGTTGTCGATCAGCACCTCTTGCTTGGTCGAGATGATGGGCTTGCCTTGCGCATCGGCCCAGTTCTGATATGCCTGCGAGTCGCTCTTGAACGGCTTACCGGTGGTCTTGTTGACCGGGCCGTCGCTGACTAGGTAGCGCCTGGCGAACTCGTCAAGGCCCTCTAGGATGCGGCAGTGCGTTGCGCGGCCGATGAAATATGCTTGGCGGTCGGGTTTCGCGATCAGACCCAGGCAGTCCTTGTGGTAGAGCAACGGGCACTTGCGGAAGTCCGCCAGCCCGTGGCTGCCTAGGCACTCGCGGCCCTTGGCGTGGTAGACGTCCTCGGGCTCGTGAATCAGGATGCTCAGGTCTATGGCGTGGTCGTCCATGATTGCCTTTCCGGGGGACCGGCGGTCGGGGCCCCCGAACGCGCTCCATCGCGTTCGGAGGCCCCACACTGCCCGCTCCTATCTCTCTACATTTACGCGAGAGGCAAAACTGTGCTGTTGCGGCCCAGAAAAACCTGTAGATTCGCCTCCTTGAAGCACTCCCGGATTCGCTTCATCGCCCACCTGATCTCCGGCGGCGACGTGTTCAGGAGCTTGGCGGCCTTGCGGATGGAGTGGTGCATCAGCGCCCGCGCGATCTCTTGATGGCGCGGGGACAACCGGGCCAGAGCCGCCTCCATGTCGATCCGAAGGTCGGCCGTCGCGGCCGGATCGCCGCCGCCTTTGGCGGGGTCCACCACGGATTCGCCGAAGCCCTCCCCGAGGTCGTCAAAGCCGACGACCTGCGGAACATCCTCGTCCTGCCTGAGCATCATCTGCCGCAGGTGGTAGCAGTAGCGCCGCCTCAGGACGCGGCTGATGAACGTCTTCCACGAGGACCGCTTGGCGTTGTAGCGGGGGATCGCCTGGACCAGCGCCATCAGCAGGTCCTGCGTCAGGTCTTCGCGCTCGTCGGGCGGAAGATGGAGCTTCTCCATCAGACGCTCGACCAGGTACTCGACCCTGTCGTGAACGTAGGCTTCGGCGGCGTCGGGCTTGACGCCGCCGACAATTCCGGCGACCAAATCGCCGATACTGTGGGGACGGTGCTTCTGAGGCTGTTTCTGGGGGGCGGTTTCCTGCGACATCGCGGTTCTCCTTGATCAGGAGGCCAGGGTTTGGCGGCCCACGACGGGCCGCACCGCCCTCCGCGCGATTTGCAGGAAACGGCATCAGGAAGTTGGCGACTCGCGGTAAGTGCTTTTATGCACGGCACATCGGTGCGTGGAAGACGCTTTTGCGCTTGCATCAAATGGGACGAAGTGCAAAAGCGACTGTGCCGTCAGGGAGGAAGAGCTACCTGCCGTACTTCATGACCAAGTCGAGGTTGTCCGCGATTCTCCAAAGCTCTCTGAACATGGGATCGTCATTGAAACAGCGCGTGAAGTGAAATGGCTTGAGGCCCGCCCGGCGCGATAGCTCCGACTTGCTCGGCCGCTTCAACAGTTTGGGCTCGCGGTTGGACTGAATGAGGTCGAACGCGTGGTCGCGTGCGGCGCGGATGTGCATCACCAACTCCTTCTTGAGAGCCTCGATCTTCGCAGCGAGTTCCGCTCGTTTGCGTTTGGGCTGCCTTCTGGCGGATGCTGCCAACCCAGTTAGCCCAAGGGACAGCCGCAGCCCCGGATTCAGCCCAGCAGGGAATCTGATCAAATACAGCAGAAATGCCGCGAGTCGATCCGGGAGCACGCCGTAGAGGTTAGCTGCAGCTTGGACGTCAGCATCGGCTGCGGGGTGGCCCTTTCCGGTGCCACGGTGAAGGACGGCATGGGCCGCCGCCAGCAAGCGGATCATCTCGTTCGGCCCTTCAGGTCGCAGATTGTGCTCCGCTGCGGTCAAGGTCGTAGTCCCCGCAGAGCGGGGCCTCCTTGCTGTCGCAGGTAACGGATCGTGCGGCAACTCAACCGCCAACGTATCGCGCCGGGGTAGGACGTCTACGGCGTGGTGACAGCCACGCCGGAATCCGCGCGGCGGAAGCAACGGGCCTGACAGCGCGGTTCTGCCCGCGCCCTTGATATGCGGCGTCGAGCTCGATAGAGTCGCCGTGAAAGCGACGAGGTGGCTCTATGGACCGCAGACAAGTGATCAAGGCATTCGAGCGTCTGGCGGTATCGTTGGAGTGGCGCGTATTGAATCGTGAAGAGATGAACCTGTTGCTTGCCAAAGTGTGCGGTCAATTCGACGGCGGTTCGCCGCCAAATCAAAAGGCCCTCAATCTGGCCGTCATGGCTGAATACCACGCCATCGCCGATGTATTGTGCCCGACGGAACGTGTTGCCAAGGCTCTCTTGGGTGGCGATTCCTTCGACGACGATCCCGAATGGATACCCTTCGAGAAGGTTCTCGCGATCCTTACGCCTCTTCTGTTGGAGATTCACTTCATCGACCGTTGTTTAGGGGCCATGAGGACCCTTGCCTGGCCCTACCCTTCCATTGCCAAGCAGTACAATGCTGTGCTGCCGTCTCTTGCCTCCACCGCGCTCGCCAGCGAAGAACTCGGGGCGCTTCTTGGGAAGTTTCACGAATTCCGCGAACTTATGCGACGAGCACTATCCACTGATACACAGGCACATTGTGCATGGTTCCGCAATCTGCTTAATGGGAAAGATACTTGGCGGTTAGATCACGCGGCCCTGGCCGTAATGGCCAAGTGTCTTGAGCGCGCACCTGACGTGCGTTTCGAAGGACGGGGGGAACAGTTCGCGCTTCTCCGTGATCGTTGGAGCGACGTCAAGCAATTCCTGGCCGGCCGAGTCAAAGCATGCCAGTTCATTCGGAGCACCACGTGAAAACAGGTGAGACAATGGACACTGCGCACATCAGCGACGTTGATCTGACGCTGTACGCTTCCGGGTATCAGCACTTCTCCCCGGATGCCCTGCGAGCTTTTCAGATGCACCTGAAAAGTTGCGAGTTGTGCGGCGACAGGCTGGAGCGATACATCGAGTCGGCTGCCTCATCGCAATCGGCCGGAGGACATTCAAGCGACGGCGGCATTCAGCATAGCCTCGGACCAAGTCCTCGTCACACGAAGCCGCTGTCGACACCCCACACGCCGAAAGCGGAAAACGACGCGCCTGTGTTCAGGTTCCTGCGGAGAATGGCCACCGTCGATGCGGCTCGATGGTCGAGATGGGCGTTGGCTGCGTGCTTGGTGCTGGCCTGCGGACTGGTTTGGGCCGGTAACGAGATTCACAGCAGATACGTCCAGAATCTCCGGGACCTCCAAGAGATCACAAGGCTTCGCCAGGAAGCGGCCAAGTCACAGGCGCAATATGACCAGGCGTGGTCCGCGCTCCGGTTCGAGGATGTCGTCAAGCCCGTAATCCGCATCCTGCCGGCCGAATCTGGCGGCAAGCCCAATCGGGTCCGCGTGGAGCTTTCGCCACGGATCGAGGAGGGGTTGGTGCGAGACGTGTCTGTTGGCTGGGGCGATGCGGAAGCCGCTTGGGAACCCATTTACGAGGCCCATGGAACGGCCAGGGGCTTCCAGGCCGTTCACGAGTATCAATTGCCGCCTGCCGGCCAGACTCGTCAGTGGACTCTGCGAGTTCTCTATGCCGTGCCGGATGCCGTGGCAGCCGCACGGAGGCTCACGCCGGACCAACTGACCTCGGCCTGTCAGGTCGAGGCCACCGCGGACGGACTTCGCCTGCTGGTCGGGACCGATGTCAAGGGACCCGCACCTGAACTGGCGGCGCCGGGAGGGTTCAAAGTGGCTTGGCTGACCCCGACGTCGGGTGCCGAGGTGGGCTGGAAAGTCAGGGTGACAGTCCAGTCGCCATCGGCCACGGAACTCCTGACGCTCCTGGTGCGTCCCGTCTCCGGGAACACGTTCTATGTTCAATCAGGTGCCCGTCGCCTGCCGGCTGGGACGCCGGAATCGTTTGACGTCCAACTGGGCGGCGGACCGGAATCGGCCATTGGTGCGGATTTTGACATCGTGGCCGTCTGCGATAGCAGTTTCCTTCCCAGCCGGTGGTCCCTGGACGTCAGCCAAGTGCCGCATTCGGCGATAGCCGCCCGAATCACGGTTCGAAAGACGGCCGGAACAATCCGCGTTGCCGAGGCAGAAAAGAAGTCGCCGGATGCCGTCGACGTTGAGGGCGCAATCTGGACCACGCACGGCGGTGCCCTGCTGACGAAGGAAGACGGCCACTACCGGGTACTGAAGGCATTTCCGCCCGCAATCGACGGCAATCGCTTTTCTGAATCCTTGCCGGTGAAGGAAGCGGGCCTCCGCGACGTGTATCTGCTTGTCCATCGGGAGGGCGATCCAGCCCTGGAAGTCGGCCAGACACTGGCTGATTTGCCCCCTGAGTCGCGGCTATACAAGTGCGGCATCAGGTCGAACGACGCGCAAACGAAACCTTTGGAAGAAGGAGATGGAAGATGAGACTGACAAATGTGAAGCCAAGAGTGGGACGATGGTTTGTCCTGTTGGGCACGATAGCCATCGCCGCTTGCCTGGTCGGATCGGCCGCTCAAGGCCAGGACCAGGCGACGGGCGTTTCGACGGCGGAACTGCTCCAGCGTATTGCGGCCCTGGAGAAGCGTGTGGCCGCGCTGGAGGAGCAAGTTGCCGCCCTCAAGAAGGCCGCGCCGAGCTCGCGGCCCGCGGCACAGCCGAAATCCACGGTGGAGATCATCTCCCCGGTGAACGGCGCGGCCGTCGGCATGAATGTTCTGGTTGAAGGGGTCGTTCATGTCGAGGACATGGGCGAACGGATGGTGGTCGTTGGCGTGCATCCCATGCTGACGAACATGATCTGGATACAGCCCCCGCCGCTGAAGGTCGAGAAGGTGGAAGACGGGTATCGCTTCCGTTGCCGTGCCTATTGCGGAACCGAAACCCAAGGCGTCGGTGAGGAATTCGAGCTGTACGCGATGCTCGCCAAGAAGGGCGCTATCAAGGAAGACGACCAACTGGAAGGTATTCCAAAGGACGCCGAGGCAAGCCCCTCCGTTCTTGTCACACGCAAGAAAGACTGAAGGAGTCTGCCGACTCGGTAGCAATGGAAAGTCCTGACTGTTATTCATGGCTTGTATGAGCCTTGACGTAGGCCGAGGATTCCTTCCAAGGAGAAGGGCAATGAAAGCCAAGGTCGCACTCGCAACTGTTCTTGTCCCCCTGTTCGCGGTACTTGCGGTTTATGCCGGTTTGGCGTGGATCAACAACGTCTGCATCGTGACACAATGGGACCCTCAATCGCCCAACAAGGTCTATCACGGGCCCATGCGCTACTTCGACGTTTACGCGGTCGACTTTTCGACCGCCACCACATTCATTCCTTTCTTCGGTTTTGGGCTGATTGCGGCTGGGCTCATCAGGATCCTCATGAACGCGTCTTCGCGGAACCCAACACCGACGGCATCGAAATATTTCCCGTTCTTCCTCTGGTACAATCCCATCATGATCAACCTCGGGCTCATCGGGACAGTCTGGGGCCTGATTATGATCGGGTTCTACCCTGATAATATTGGCATGAAGGATCTCATCCACTGCCTTAACACCGCGCTCTACTCCACTCTGGTCGCCCTGGTATGGGTGTACACGCTTGTCATCCCGCTGAGGCGTGTGATGCAGTGGCTCTACAAAGGCGACGCAGCGATTGCCGACCCGCAGGCATCCGACCTCGAGTCCGGGTTCAGAAAACTGGGTAACGCGACTGCCCAAGCGGGCGGAAACATCGGCGAAATGGCGAAGAGCGCATCTTCGGCCAATGCTGAGATCAACAACATGACGACCGCGATGAAGGGCGCCGAGGGCAGAATGAGCGGCATGTTCGCCAAGCAGAACGAAGTCCTTGATCGCCTGAGTGCGGCAGCCCAGGCTCACCAGAGCCTTCTGGATGAGCACAAGCGGTGGATGCAGAATGCTGCCGAAGAGCTTGAAGCGGAGAGGGCACAGAGGCAGAAGGCGGAACAGGATCGGAATGACGAGAGGCAGTGCCGCGAGAAGGTGGAAAAGGATGCGCAGGCCGCTGCGAAGGAGCGGGATGACGAGAGGGCACGCAGGCTGAAAGCGGATCAGGATCGCGACGTCGCCAACGCGGCACTTGACAAGACCAGGGACCAACTGAGGAAAGTCAAGAAGCTCGTCACGGAATGAACAAGGGAGACTGCCATGAACAACATACTGCAACTCATAAGGGAGCGTTTCGGCGGCTCTGACGAGGAGACTGGCATGACAGAGGCGCTCTCGAACATGGTGCAGATCACCATGGCGGCGCTCATGATATTCATCATGATATCGGTGCTCTTCATCGCCAAGTCCAGGGCCGAGGTCGAGGAACTCAAGGGAAAGCTGCCATACTACGTGAACAGCCTAGAACAGATCAGGAACACTGAACCTGGAATGGCTCACACGGAGCGCGAGCAGGCGCTCATCGAAGTCCAGCGGCAGAAGCTTCTGAGAGCCCTGGATGCGCTGGAGTCTGAGACCCGGACAAAACTGGCGCTCAGTGTGTTTGCCAGGAGCAATAACGACGGCAGCATTGATTACGCCGTAGACGGCGTGCTTGTCGGCGACAAGGTCTCGGACAGGCACTTCATCGAAGGCTGCAAATTTGCCTCGCAGAACCTACCGTACCACGACAGGATTTGCCAAGACTGGCTCACCTGCGTGCTTCTCAGGTCTGAGATGACGCTGAGAGACAGCCCCGGCAACATCATCGTCGGCCAGACTCCACAGATCGTGGAAGAGGGCAACGAATCATGGCTGAAAGAAGAGATCAGGAAGAGGATTGACGGGCTCTACAAGGACACATGCTCGTTGCAGCGCGCAGTCCTCGCCCGGCTTCAGAGCTTCTACAGGAGCAACCAAGAGGCGCTGAAGGGGACCGAGGTCTACGGGTTAGTAACGAGCTACTTCTCGGCCAAGCCTGAAGAGCGTAGCAGTATGGTCTCCAGGATCAGCAGCGAACTCTACAGGCAGGCTAAATCTGTGTTTGAGCAGCAGGGCGTTCCGCTGCTCAGCGGCGTGTAGCGTGCTGAAAGCGGGAAGGAGAAGGCGATGAGGTACACAGGACTCATTACAGCTGCGGCCATGCTGTTGCTGACTACGTTATGCCTGGGCAGCGACGGAGACATGTCGGCCAAGAGCGAAAACGCGAAGCTGACCGCTGAGCTTCTTGTGGGCAGGCTCGATGAGAGCCTGAAGACCCAGGCCGTCGATGAGGCCCCGCTCTGTAAGGAGATGAGCGACAACAAGGAGAAGCACAGGAACCCAGGGGACAGCCAAAACATCCTGAAACAGGTCGTGGAGAACAGCCTTCGCCAGTGGCGCAGCGGCGAGGTCGATCGCATCATTAGACAGCTCGATTCCAACAAGCCGGAGAATGTCAGCAGCTGGTTCACCGAGGAGGAGAAGACGACGTTCATGCGCTGCCCCGACGATGCAATCAAGCAGAACATGGGCAAGAGTTTCGCCCCGCTGTTTGATATGGTGAGGAAGAGGATCTGCAGCGATCAGTGGGACAGGATGCTCCGCGATGTATACCCGACTGAGCAGGAGTTCGAGTCAACCGATCATGGGAAGCTGCGTGGCATGCTGGTCGACAGGCTTGTGAAGAGACAGAGCGAACCCGTCTTTGAAGAGAACAAGGCTCTGCTGGGAAGCAGCTTCGTCGCCCCCATCATCGCCGACGCCCAGGACCAACTGAAGCGACAGAAAGAAACCGTCGAGAAGTCGAACGGCGGCAGCGCACTCATGCCAGGCGAAATCAGCAAGTCCCTGGGAGACGAGATCAATGCCCTCAGAGACTCCCTGAGGAAATCCAAGGAGGGCGCCAAAGTTGCGAGCAAGGTTTATGATGTCTTCCCCTCCGTTGCGAGGAGTATTCCTGATCGGGCAAGTGGCCTTGCAGCCGAGAAGTTCGCTGCAACACTGTCAGGCCTGGCGTGCCCCGTCGGCAAGGACGCCGTGAAGTCCATGATCAGTGGCAACGTGGCTGCGCATTCCAAGAAGGACAACAGTTGGAACCTCTGTTGGCAAGCTCTCGCATCAGGCATCCAGGACCAAGGTGTGGCAAAGCATGCCGAGACAGTGCCTGAAGAGAAACGGCAGGAGTTCCAGAAGTTCCTTGCGAGTCTGATCGCAGGCAATGAGTTGTGCAGGGGCGCCATGAGCAAGCTGATCGAGCGCAGCCTGGGCACGTCTTTTGCCGAGGCCAGGGAAGAGATCTCAAGCGAGCAGTTCCAGGGTTCCTTCGGCCCGCTTGCCACCTTCGCATGGTGTCCGGAAGACAAAGAGATTGACGGCCGCTACAACCTGTCGTCTGTTGAAGTTGCGGAACCCCTGAAGATGCCCGGCATCTCCCCGAAAGGATTTGAGGCATCCAGCCTGCTTGAGGAAACCGGCCAGAAGGTTCTGGAGGCAGAGAAGGTTCTGATTAATGATGGCTTGGCAGCCATGAGAGCCCAGATGGTGATCGTCGAGAAAGTCGAACCCGCCATCAAGAGCCAGCTCAAGGCGATGATTAGCCTGCCCAAGCCGGATGACCTGGCAAGGTCCTACGCCGAGAGGGTCGAAAGAGAATGGGGCGGAGTTCCACCTCCAAGACACACGACAGCCTTGGGCGGCCCGAAAATATACAGCAGCCTCTTCCAGCGCGTGATCGACGACATTCGGAGAAGGGCGAAGGACATGCTGCCTTTGGAAGTCGCTCGCCGCGCCGACGAGAAAGAGCAGAAAGAGGCTAAGGAAGCCATGGCCAAGGCCGAGTCTGAGAAGGCGGCAGCAGCAAGAGCCGAAGCCGAGAAAGCAGCTGCAGCAAGAGCCCAGGGTGGCCAGGGAAACGGCAATGCCGGAGGAGCTGGCAGCACAGGGCAGGGGAAGGCAGGAGGCGGCGGCGAAGGTTCCGGCGGCGGTATTGGCGGCGGGACCGGAGGCGGAGCAGGACCCGGAGGAGGCGGCGGAGCCGAAGGTGGCGGACAGCGCCCTGTGGATACGATAATCGACATGGACTACAATGCAGGGAGGATCACGGCGAAGGTGCTGTTCCCGAAGAAGGGCACCGAAACCTTCGAGTTCGTGTTGGGCGAAGGAGGCGAGATTGACCCGGCTACCCTCGCGGCCTCCATGCAGAATGCGCAGGGGCTCTTTGAGGCCTGGCTTAAGACCTTCGGAAATGTGGAGAAGGAAACCAGCCTGTTTGTGGTAACGAGGGTCTTTGACGGCAGGGTGTACTACGGCATTGTCTTCAACTTCAGACAGTGCCTGAAGAACGCCCTCGGTTCTGTCGGCAACAAGAGACTCAAGGTCCATTGGTACGACGGGCTCTTTCCCAAGGAGGACAAGGACAAGCGCGAGATCCCTAGCAGGATAAGGATCGAAGCAAGGCCCCTTGGCAGTAGGGAGGTATAGCGGGTACAGCGGCTCGACTGCCGGTTGCGACGGGACCGCCAGCACATTCTGTGAGGAACTCGAAATGAAAACAAGACTCCCAGTTCTGTTTGTCCCTCTCATCGTTGCGGCTGCACAAAGCATCGCCGCAAACACCCCACCGACGGTAAGAATTGAGAGCCCGAAGGAAGGGTTGAAGGTCAGCGGGGCCGATGACATTTCATTCAAGGGCAGCGCAACAGACCTTGAGGACGGCGACATTGCGGGAGACAGGCTTGTCTGGACGTCAGACCTAGACAACTCCATTGGAGAAGGCAAGTCATTCGTTTGTAGGTTGTCCGAAGGCAACCACATCATCATCCTGACTGCCACAGACTCGAATGGCGCAAAGGGCAGGGGCTCGGTGTTTGTCATGGTCGAGGCCAGACCAAAGCCCGCGGAGACGCCTGTCACGCCAAGACCATCCGAGAAGCCCCAGGCCCAGCCAAGACCGCCGGCTGCGTCCGCGCCTGGAAAGACTCGGCTCGTGGCCGTCGGCAGGCTGAAAGGCGTCTGCTATGGCCCCTTCCGCGACAACGAGGGCCCCGATGTCGGCGTCTATCCGACAGCGGAAGAGATGGAAGCGGACTTCTCTTTGGTGCCGAAGGTGGCGTCTGCCGTCAGGACCTATGGGGCTTCAAACACTCCTGGAATGATCCCCGAGCTCTGTGACAAGGCCGGCGTCGACTGTTACGCAGGGGCATGGCTCGGCAAAGCTGAGGCCGCGAACGCCAAGGAAATCGAGGCATTACTCAAGGCCAGCGCGCAGAGGCTGAAACACACCAGGGCGCTGATCGTTGGCAACGAAGTTCTCCTGAGGAAAGACCTGAGCGAGGACGAGCTTGTCGGCTACATCAGGCAGGTGAAGAAGGCAACCGAGCTTCCTGTCACGACTGCTGAGGACTGGCACCGGTGGCTGAAGCATCCCAGCCTCGCGAACGAGGTTGACTTCCTGCTGGTTCATGCACATCCGTACTGGGAGGGCGTACATGTTGAGAATGCGGGGGAGCACGTGTTCAAGGTATGGAAGTACATGATGGCCGCGTTTCCCGGCAAGAGGGTCGTCATCGGCGAGACAGGTTGGCCCTCGGAAGGCGGCACCGTCGGAGAAGCAGTTGCCGGTAGAGACAACCAGGCACGCTTCATGAGCGACTTTGCGCACCTGGCGGAGAAGGAAGGCATCGAATACTTCTACTTCGAAGCATTTGATGAGAAGTGGAAGGCCAAATTCGAGGGCAGCGCGGGTGCATGCTGGGGCATCTACAACTCCGACGGTTCACTCAAGAAGCACATGGTGGGCATCGTTACTGTTAACGGCATCACCAGGAAGCCCAGGAAAGTCTCTCGTGTGGACGTTTCAGCACCGCTTCTTGTCTACACAGAACCCGGCTCGGACAGGAACGGGGTCCAGCCTTCCGGATGGACGACGTTCTCGCCACAATTGGCGCTGCCTTGCCCAGTGGGGCTCGGCCGCGATACGGCGGACATGCCGCTCGGGGATCGGCTCGCCCCCAGCCGTCACCCGCGGCAGGTGGAGCAGTTCCTCCTGGATGTCCGGGGCCAGGTGAAGCAGGTTCATGATCTGCGTCACCCGGGCGCGGGTGACGTGGCCCAGGCGGGCGATGTCGGCCTGGTCGCGGACACCGCCCGATTCGAGCAGGCCATCGAAGTGGACCGCCAAGGCCATCAGGCGCGAGATACGCGGCACACGGCCGGCGGGAGTGTCGCGGACGGGGGCAGGGCCCGCCTCGATTCGGCGTTTGCCCTTATTGGCCATCGAGAAGTGTATCTGTCGCGTGACGGTCAGTTGCTCGAACATGTCGCCTTCTCGCCCCCCAGGGCCTTGATGCCGGTCGGGTGGAACGTAACGGAGACGGCTTCCTTCTGGCCGTCGTACTCGACCCTCTCCACCAGCAGCCGGATCAACTTGGCCTGCTCCCCGGGCTTGAGCGTCTGCCACAGCGGGTCGAACGCCTCCAGCGCCCCGGCGAGTTCATCATCGTCCAGCGTGCGTTGGCGGGCCGCGATGATCTGCTCGTTGATGTCGGTAACGCGACGGTCGGCCAAACGCAGCTCATCCTGAAGGCCGGCAAGCTCGTCGGTGGCCTTGGGATCGACCGCCGCCCGCGGCGCAACCTCCGCGACCCGTGCGTTCAGCGCGGCCGCGTCCGCCCGGGCCGCGTCAAGTTCGTGTCCTAAGCCCTCAATCCGCTCGCGAGCTTTGGACTGCGCCCCGCCCACGACCTCGGCCAGAACCGTCGCGTCCTTGCCCATACCGCGTATCTGGTCGACGACGAACCGTTCCAGTTCCGGCGCGGGCAGGGACGGCGAGGGGCAGGAATCCCATCCCTGCTTCTGCGCCTTGAGGCAGACATAGTAGCGGTATCGCTTCTTGCCCCGGGTGGCGAAGTGGTGGCTCATGGCGCAGCCGCAGTGCCCGCACCGCACCAGCCCCTTGAGCAGCGCGCCGTACTTGTTCCGCGTGCAACGGCTGGTGCCGTTGCGGTTCATCCGCAACTGGGCCCGCACCTGACCGAACAGGTCCTCCGGGATGATCGCCTCGTGTTCGCCCTCGTAGGTCTGGCCCTTGTACGCGATCTTGCCCGCGTACAGGATGTTCGTCAGTAGGTACTGAAGGGCCGACTTGTCGAACGGCCTTCCGCCGCGGACCTTCCCGCCGAACGTCTCGAACCGCTTGTTGGGCCAGTTGCGATGATTGAGCCACCGGACGGTGGCCAGCAGCGAGCCGGTCTCCATGTACTTCTGGAAGATGGCCTGGACCCGATTGGCCTCTTCCGCGTTGACCACCAGCCGTGAGCCGCGATTGTCCCGAACGCGGTCGTAACCCAGCACGGGGGGCCCACCCGTCCACTTGCCTCTGCGCCGGGCAGCGGCGATCTTGTCCCGCGTCCGCTCGGAGACCAGTTCCCGCTCGAACTGGGCGAACGAAAGCAGCACGTTCAGGATCAACCGGCCCATCGACGTGGCCGTGTTGAACTGCTGGGTCACGGAGACGAACGACACCTGGTTGCGTTCGAGGACCTCCATGATTCTGGCGAAATCCAGAAGCGACCGGCTGAGGCGGTCCACTTTGTAGACGACGATACAGTCGATCTTCCCGGCCTCCACGTCGTCCATCAGTCGTTGAAACGCGGGGCGGTCCGTGTTGCCGCCGGTGTACCCGCCGTCGTCGTAACGCTCGTTCACGCAAGTCCACCCGGCGTGCTTCTGGCTGGCGATGTACGCCTCGGCGCTCTCGCGCTGGGCGTCGAGGCTGTTGAAGTCAAGCTGGAGGTTCTCGTCCGTGCTCTTCCGCGTGTAGACCGCGCATCGGATCGTCTTGTCGTTGACGCTGATCATTCGTCCTTTGCCTCCTGTATGCCGAAGAAGTGGAACCCATTCCAGTGGCTGCCGCTGATGGCGTGGGCCACCGCCGAAAGGCTGCGGTAGAACTCGCCATCGTACTCGAAGCCGTCTGGCAGGACGGTCACGCGGTACTCGTGGCCCTTGAACACCCGCGCCAGGACCGTCCCCGGCATCGGCAAGCGGGCGTCGCGCCGCACGGCGATCCGGCCCGTTACGACCGACGTGCCGCCGGCTGGGGGCGTCATCATGTCCTTGGGCGGACGCAGGCGCAGGTCGGCCTCGCGTGCCAGTTCCTGCGCACGCTGCCGGGCCCGGTCGGACAGTCCGCCCTCGGCCAGTGCCTGCACCCGCCAGGCGCAGCGGCGGAACAGCCAGTCCCGGTTGCCCGACCGCGACTCCTCGCCGAACAGCTCGGCGTACTTGCCCCGAAGCTCGCCGGCTGTCATCCGGCGCAGGGCGGCGATTTCCTTGTTCATGTCCGGTCCCATGCGTGCTCTCCCGGCGCTCTCGCGCCGCTAACCAACGGGCACACAGGGCCGAGTTCCGGCGACGCAGCCAAGGGGTCTTTGGCGGGATTCGGCAGATTCTTTGGGCGGTTTGTCGCCGCCATGCATGCGGACCAGGCCGGTCGCCAGGAGAAGAATGATCGCCCGCCGACGCTGACGCGGGTCCAGACCGTCCTCGTTCATCCGTGAACGCTTGATGCTCATGTTCGCTCTTGGAATGATGCCCTCCTGTATCTCTACATTTACGCGAGCATCGAAATTGTGCTGTTGAGGGCCGGAATCCGGACCGTCCTGTTAACCAGAGAGTGGCCGACGGGGCAGAGAGTCCGAGAGTCCCGGCCGGTGGCGGTTGGAGGGCGTTGGCGTGGTTAACAGGCTGAGAGCGGTTGACGGCGAACCACGATAGGCGTGCCGATACAACATGTCGCCACAACTCGCGTTACGGTCGCGGCTTGGGCGGCCATCGTGACGGCGGTGTCAGCGCAAACAAAGAGGCCGCAGGCTTGTTTGCCTTTGGCCTGACCTCCCCGACTAGGGCTCGAACCTAGAACCTAGCGGTTAACAGCCGCTCGCTCTACCAATTGAGCTATCGGGGAATAGCCCGCTGCCCAAACCAACTTCTAACGATAGCGGACGCGCGGCGGATCGTCAAGCGGCACCGAGCCTGACTCATCCCCAGTTTCCTTTGGTGATTTCACGGCGTAGGTTGCGTGCCAGGCGGAATAGAGGCGGCAAGGGGGTCATGAGCATGGCTCGGCCGATAGTCACCAGGCTGCCTTCTCCGCTACGGTTGATGGAGCACCACTCGCCGCTGCGATAGGTCTGGCTGGCGTGCAGCCCGATCATCGTCAGCAGCAGGTACGCCAGGGCCAGGATCAGCAGGAGGCGATTGAGCCGGTGGGGGCTCTTGATCAGGGTCAGCCGCAGGGCAAAGCCGTTTCGCAGGTTCTTGGCATCGCAGAGGTACTCCTCGATGCTCATCCGATGGGCCAAGATCCTCGTCAGCTTGACCGCCCCGATCCATGGCAGATTGGTCGCCAGGAACCACGGCGCATCCTGGTCCTCGTACCAGGCCACCGCCAGGTTCTGCTGGACCGGCCGTTCCCTGCAATACGCCGCGTCACGCAGCACGCTCCGCTGGCCCATCTTCACCGGAAGGTCCAGAAGCTTGCCGGTAAGCGCCGGGCATTGCACGTACAGGTCGGGCTTGATCCGCAGGATGTAGTCGAACTTCAACCCCTGGCATAGTCGGGCCATCTCCGTTGGCCCAAAGCCCCGGTCGGCCAGGATCCCCCCCTGCGTGGCGTCGGGCGCCATGGTCCACAAGGCCCGCAGCAGGCCATATTCGAGGTTATTCTGGGAACGCAATAACTCTTCGTCCCGGTACGCCTGCCACCGCAGAGGGATGGCCCGGCCCTTGAGCCTGGCGGCCAGAACCAGGCAGGGGAAGCAACGAATCTCCAC